TGCTGGAGGGTCATGCTCATTTCTTCACCCCCGGTTTCAGAGCTTTCAAAATATCCCCCAGACTCTGCTCCGGCTTCGCAGTCGCGGCTTGCTCTTTCGCACGCCGGGCCTTGATCTCAGCCAGTTGCGCCTTGACCTCGGGATTTGAAGTCAGCACCTTCAGCTGATTCTCATCCGCGATTCCGATCAATGCCTTCGCGTCCTCAAGGCTGATCTTCCCAGCCACCGAGAGAGCTTCGGCTAGGTCCCCGCGATTAGCTCCCCGGACCGTGCCGTTAAGCATCCGGTCCCAGAGATCGTCCAACGCTGCGAGCGCGCTCACATAGTCCCGTTCTCTCGTGGAACGAGCGCTGACGTCGCCAAGCATCTGGCTCGCACCATGCTCGAATACCCGCTTCGCCACGTCCGTCAGTCCCGGAACATACCCCGGCAATTGCGTCAGGTCGAACTCTCTCCGCGCCTTGTTCCCAAACTCCAGGATCAGGCAAAAGTCTTTCCCGCCAGTGTCTCCCGACACCAGTTTTTTCTGGAAGGCGACCTTCGTTTGATTGTCACTCATTTCATTCTCCTAAATGTAGTTGCCGCGAGGCAATTGCCTCGACCCCGTCGCGGTACCGACTCACCTGACCGACAACTTCATTATACCAGCTTTAAACATTCCATGCGGGTTTTATTTTCCTCAATGAAATCAACGACTTACCAGGCCCGACCGCCCCCCCACGCCGGCCCCAGGCCTCATAGGATACGTCCTCGCAGCGGACTGCGGTAGGTCTGGATTAAACCGGGAGAATAAATAAAGATTAACCGGGACATCCCCGTTCCCCCCGGCCACCCACCTGACTCCCCGGCAGCCCCCCGGCAGCCCTTGACAAACAGCTCCCCCCGCCGGTACAGTAAGGTTTTCGGGCAGACCGCCCGGCAGAAGGAGCGTAATGGAAACTGAATGGAATGCTGGAGCAGAGCAGGAAGCCCCCCGGCGGCAAATGCGAGTCGATCCGGACGGGAGCGGAGTGCAGGTGCTGAGGCTCTCCCACCGGCACGAGGCGATCATGAATTGGATGTTGATCAACCCGGACCGGAACCTTCGGGAGTGCGCGGATCATTTCGACTACTCGCAGGCCTGGCTCTCCAGCGTTATACACTCGGACCTGTTTCAGCTGGCTTTGCGGGAGCGGCAGGTCAGCATTCAGGCCAAGATCGCTGACTCGATCCCCGCGAAGCTCCGGACCCTGGCCGACGTGGGCCTGGACAAGCTGACAACTCAGGTGGAGGAATCTGAAGACCCCCGCTTTATCCTCGATGCTACGGACAAGATCCTACATCGCATGGGCTTTGCCCCGGCCAGTGCGCGGAACCCCGCCGGAAGCCCGGGAGCCGTCGTTGCCCAGCAGAACAACTTCTTCTTGACGGAGAAGGATCTGACGGAGGCCAGGGCCCTGATGGGAGGACAGCGGTATGTCGAGGCCCGGGTGCTCGAAGCGGGAGCCGGAGAGGATGAGTGAGCTGAGGGCTCTACAGCCCCCGGCGGACTTTCGGAGCGCGGATCGGGTTGAGTGGGCCCGCTTCTGCAATCCCCCACCACTCGAGCGGAAGCGCTATACTGGCAATCGGAGGCTTGGAGTAGCTTATGAGGCGAAGGCCCAGGCGCATTTCTCCGCGCGGTACGGATGCCGCTATCTGGCGAACCCTTGGATGCTTTACTCGACCGGGGGGCGTCAGCGGTGGTGTCAGCCAGACGGGCTTCTGTTCAACCCGAAGGCTGGGGCCATTACTATCTTTGAAATGAAGTATCAGCACACGGCTCTGGCTTGGTGGCAGGTGATGCGGCTCTATCTCCCCGTGCTTAAGGCGGCTTTCCCGCCCGAGTTGTGGCGGTACCATTTCTGTGAAATCGTCAAGTGGTTTGACGTGGCAACGCCGTTCCCAGTTCCCGTGAGCCTCGCCGCTCAGCCGGAAGCCCTGCGGGACGTTTTCACTGTACATATCTGGACCCCTTAACTAATCAAGGACTGCAAAATGGAAACTTTTATCCAACCAAAAATTACCGGCTACCGTCAGTTGAACAGCGAGGAGGCCGCGTTGATGAACGAAATTAAAGCGCGAGGCGTTGAGCTTGGTGACTTGGTAGACAAGCTTCGCAGAACCGAAGGAATTGATCAACGGTGGGCAAGTATCGGCGCAACGGACCTGCAAACCGGACTTATGGCGCTTACTCGCGCAGTTGCCAAGCCGACGACGTTCTGATGAAATACTTTCTTAATCGGCTGAGAGAAGCCAGCACGTGGCGGGGCCTGGTCCTCGTGGTAACGGCTCTGGGCGTACAGATCACCCCGGACCAGATCGACACCGTCGTGGCGGTGGGGCTGGCGCTCTCCGGCCTGATCGGGGCGTTCTTCCCGGACTCCGAAGCGAGCCCGCCTAAGTGAATCTCCCGCAAACTCCCGTCAGTCCTAAAGAGGCGGTCCTTCTCGGGGCCACCTCGCTGACGCTCTATGGCAAGCTGTTCTTCCCGAAGACCTTTCGGCAGGCCTCCCCGCAGATGCACGAGACGATCGGGCAGGCGCTCGATGATCCGGCCAAGCGGCAGGTTGCAATTGAGATTTTCCGGGACGGAGCTAAGACGACGCTGCTCCGGGCCTTCACCAGCAAGCGAATAGCCTATGGCATCTCCCGGACGATCCTGTTCGTGAGTGCGAGCCAGGGGCATTCCATCCTGTCCATCCGCTGGATTAAGCGGGCGGTCGAGCACAACCACAAGTGGGCCCGGACCTTCCGCCTTCGCAAGGGCTCCAAGTGGACAGACGACCATATCGAGATCCTGCATGAGGCCCTGGATACCCCGATTACGGTTATTGCACTGGGGATTACCGGGCAGGTCCGAGGCGTCAACGTCGACGACTACCGCCCGGACTTGATCATCTGCGACGATACCTCGACCGATGAGGCAGCCACCTCAACAGACCAGCGGTCGAAGCAGGTCTCGCTCGTCTTCGGGGCGTTGCTGAACTCCTTGGCTCCGGCGAGTGAATGCCCCGAAGCAAAGGCCGTCATCCTCGACACTCCGAAGTCCAAGTTCGACCTGATCGAGAGTACCGAGAGGGATGACAGCTGGCACTTTTACCGCTTCGGAGTCTTTGATGAGAACGGGGAGAGCCGATGGCCCCAGCGGTACCCGACCGCCGAGCTCCAGGCCGCGAAGGAAGCCGCTATCAAGGTGGGCCGCCTTGCCATCTGGATGCGGGAGAAAGAGTGCAGGATCATTGCGGAGGAGTTGGCCAGCTTCGTTCCGGGGAATCTTCGGTTCTGGGAAACGCTTCCCGAGCATATGACCTACGTGATCGCCATCGACCCAGCTTCCAGTGAGGCGAAAGATGCGGACGATAACGCTGTCGGAGTTCTCGGCTTTCACAAGGATGCCGTGTACCTTGTGGCATATACCGCAGCTACGGGCCAGGACCCGGAGATGGTGGCAGCAGCGGTCATGCTTTATATTCGCCAGTGGCGTCCGATCGGCATCGCAGTTGAGAGCATCGCATATCAACGGGTGCTCGCCTGGTACATTGAGCGGGCCATGCGGACGAACCGGCTCTACATCCCGGTCTATCAGATTCAGGACCGACGTCGAAAGGCTGATCGTATTATTCAGGCGATTGGCGAAACCAGTGGGTACCAGCGCCTTTACTGCCTGCCCTCTCATTCTAAATTCATCGAGCAGTACACGGAATACAACCCGACAGCTAAGATGCACGATGACGTGATCGACATGGTCTCGATGGGGATTACCTTTGGCGAGCGCCAGGGCATTTCCGACTGGATCGAAGGGGAATATCGTGAGGTCGATGACGATGCCCCGCAACTATCATTTAGGAACGCCCCATGAAACGGCAACCGCTGGCAGGTCACATCAAGCATATCCGGTACAATACCCCGCTGCACCAGAAGATTATCTCGAACTTCAAAGCCCGGCTGCGCGCCTCGAAGGACGAGAAGCGGAAGAAGCGGGTGGAGGCCTGGGAGGCGGCTGAGAATACCTTCACGGCCTACATGCCGGAGACTGAGGTTATGGCCAAGCGGGACCAGAAGCGGGACGGCGGAATTCCTCAGTACACGACAATCAGTATCCCGTACAGCTACGCGATGTTGCTGACGTCGCATACCTACTACACGTCGGTGTTTCTCGGGCGGGATCCAATCTTTCAGATGCAAGGGCGTCACGGCGAGAGCCAGACAGGTGAGGCGACGATCGAGGCATTACTGGCTTACCAGATGCAGGCTGGCAGCAACCTGGCGCCACTTTACATCTGGCTGATGGACGTGGGCAAGTACGGGCAGGGGATTCTCGGGCATTACTGGGAAAGCGAATACTTCGAGCTCCAGAAGTACGAGGAGGTTCCCCGGACCTACCTCGGGATTCCAATCCCAGGCTCGATTGAGAAGAAGCTCACGAAGCAGCGGCTTGAGGGCTATCAGGGGAATCGCCTGTATAATGTCCGGCCACAGGACTTCATGCACGACCCAGCAGTTCCGCTAATCCGGTTCCAGGAAGGGGAGTACTGCATCGTTTATGACCGGGTGACCTGGGTGAAGATCGCCACGAAGGCGGCGGACGGCCTGTACTACAACATCGAGGCTCTCAAGGGGTCTCGGCAGGAAACAAATCGGGACACTGAGGGCTCCGGCGAGGATGCGAACCTTCCCGGCCAGGATATCAGCCTGTATGAACAGGGCAAGGACACCCCGTCGAATAAGGATATTCATGAGTTCCACTGGACGCTGATCCCGCAGGAAGTTGGCCTCGGGGACTCCCCCCGGCCAGAGAAGTGGGTCTTTACCATCGGGGACGAAGATGTTATCCTCAGCGCACAGCCCCTGGGGGAAATGCATAACAAGTACCCATTCGATGCGCTGGTCTTTGAGGTGGAAGGCTACAACGTCTACAATCGGTCCATGCTTGAGGTACTTCAGCCCCTGAATCAGACGATGGAATGGCTCTTCAACAGCCACTTCTACAATGTCCGGGCGGCCTTGAACAACATGTTCATCGTGGACGAGTCGAAGGTCCAGATCCGCGACATGGAGGAGCCGGGTCCCGGGAAACTGATCCGTTTGAAGCCGGCAGGCTACGGCCAGGACCTGAACTCGATGATCAAGCAGTTTGCTGTCCAGGACGTCACGCGTGGGAATCTGGCGGATTCGGAGATTGTCGGAGAGCTCGCGCAGCGGTTGACCGGCGTCTCAGATAACATCATGGGGTCGGTGAACTCAGGTGGTCGAAAGACGGCAACTGAAGTTCGGTCCTCGACGACTTTTGGCATCAATCGGCTGAAGACGAATTGCGAATGGTTCTCTGCGACCGGCTTTGCTCCGCTGGGATCGAAGCTGGTGATGTCGACTCAGCAGCATATGACGCGGGAGCGGAAGTATCGGGTGGTGGGGGACCAGGCCCAGTGGGGCGAGCAGTACCTGATGGCGACGCCGGAGACGATTGCTGGCTTCTACGATTTCGTTCCAGTCGACGGCACGATGCCGGTGGATCGCTTTGCTCAGGCGAACCTTTGGCAGCAGATGCTTGGCAATCTGGCGCGGGTTCCTGGGGCGCTCCAAGGCTACGACATGATGAAAATCTTTGCCTTTGTGGCGAACCTTGGAGGCATCAAGAACATTAATCGTTTCCGGGTACAAGTTGTTCCGGATGGGCAGATGCAGCAGCAGGCTCAAGCTGGCAATATGGTGCCGGCGCGGGCTAACTTGAATGAGCCGGGACAGATTCCCGGCTTGGGAACGTCTGGTTAGGAGAATTTATATGACTGAAGAAACGCGGGACACGGTCGAGCTGACCGTTCAACATCGTGAGTTGAAGGACTTGCTTTCTCTTCCGGCGTGGGTACAATTGTGCGAAGAGATCCAGGAGCAGGCAGACACTTTGCAGCGCCGGATCATCTTCGAACCTGTGGCGGATGCTGGGGCGCTCTACGGAATCGAGCGTATGAAGGGGCAGCTGGTTGGGCTGCTGAGTTTGTCGGCGACGGCACAGACCCGGCTGGAAAGTCTGGAACATTCATTGGCTATGGCCAACAAGGAGGATTGATCTATGTTTAAGAGATTGGCATGGTTGCAGGCGGAAGCTGAAGAGGGCGCCGATCTTGGGGCGCCTGAAGCTGAGATCCCCGCTGAGCCGTCGACGGACGGTGAGGTTAATTGGAGCGACTTTGATTCGGATGACGAGGACGAGATCGTTGAGGGCGATGCGCAGGTAATTTCGGAGGCAGAAACTCCAGAGCCTTCGCCTTCGCCTGAACCTCCCGCCCCCGTCGAAGCGCCGATTCAAGAAGCTCCGCCCACTGTCCAGGCATCGCCCGAACCTGCGGTTGACCCGTCGGCTCAGGCGGAAAGCTACAAAGCGTGGCGCACCGAACGCATGACCGAGTTGGAGAAGCAGTATGCCCTCAGCGAGGATGACGCTGTAACTCTTCAAACCGATCCTGAGAAAGTGCTGCCGGTTCTTGCGGCTAAACTGCACATGGAAGTGCTCGAAAGTAGTATGCGTGCGGTGCAGGTAATGATGCCGGTCATGCTGGGGCGTTTGCAGGAAGGTTCCGAACTGAATAACCGGGCAAAGAGCCTGTTCAATTCGGTCAACTCCGACCTTGCGGACCCGCAGTACGAGGCAGCTATCTTGCAATTCGGCCAGGTCTATCGGTCGATGAACAAGACGGCGCCGCCGGAAGAAGCTGCCCGCGCGATTGGAAATTTGGTCAGAGCGGCTTATGGACTTGTGCCCCCGAACGCGTCGCAACCTGCAGGAGTGCCCCCGACGGCGCCGATGCAGGGAGCTTCGTTCGTCCCGGCACGTGGATCTGGTGGGGCGATGCGTCCTTCCCCTTCCGACAATCCGTTCGCCCGCATGGCCGAGGAAATGCTGGCATCAGATGATATGTAAGGAGTAGTAAAATGGCTATCGCAGGCTTGCGTGGTACTGGTGATTGGGCGACGGATGAGCGCCCGAAGAATTTTCGTGAAATGATCCTCTGGCGTAACCCCGCCGGTATGGCGCCCCTGACGGCGCTTTTGTCCAAGATGAAGTCCGAGTCGACGAATGACCCGGAATTCGCCTGGTACGAGGAAGAGCAGAACGCGTTGCGGCTGAGGGTGAACTACACGACCGGCTTTTCGACGACGGATACCTCGATCACGGTTACCTCGAATGTCACCGATGCGACTGACGTGGTTGCCGGCGACGTGTTCCAGGTTGAGCGTGCAATTACCACTTCGTACGCGAACGAGATTGTGGTCTGCACTACGGCCGGCGCTGCTGGTGTGGTTGTCTTTGCCCGAGCCCAGGCCGGTACGACGGCGACTCCGCTGGCGGACGGAACGTATCTGACGAAGATCGGTTCGGCGTTCTCCGAAGGTTCGAATGCGCCGGCGGCCTCCAGCCGGAACCCGACGAAGTTCTACAACTACACGCAGATCTTCAAGACGGTCTACGAGATCACCCGGACAGCTGAACAGACCCGCACGCGCACTGGCGATCCGATCAAGAACGACAAGAAGCGCAAGATGTTCGACCATTCCACCGCGATGGAACTCGGCTTCTTCTTCGGCAAGCGTTTCGAGACGACTGGTGCCAACGGCAAGCCATTGCGCTATACCGGCGGCATGCTCTGGTTCCTTTCGACCTACGCGCCGACGATGATTACGGCCTTCACCACGACGCCGACGGAAACCTCCTTCACCGATGCGGTCTACAAGGTGTTTGACTACAACTCCGGCGCCGGCGATGAGCGGATTCTGTTCGCCGGGAATGGCTTCCTGAATAGCCTGAACAAGATGGCAACGACTTCGACCCGGACTCGCGTCAATTTCGACGGCATCGTCGACGTTTTCGGTATGAAGCTGCAGCGGTGGGTTCTGCCGCAAGGAACCCTCTACGTCAAGACGCACCCGCTCTTTAACACGCACGGGCGCTACACCAACGACGCGGCTATCGTCGATCCGTCGGCCATCCGCTACCGTCACCTCAAGGATACGACCTTCAAGGACAACATCCAGGCGAACGATGCGGACAGCAAGAAAGGGCAGTGGCTGTCCGAGGTTGGACTCGAGTTCGAGCATGCGAAGACGATGGGGTGGCTCAGCAACTTCGTGGTCTAAGGGAGTCAGCTTGGTGTAATTGCTGGGGAGAGTAATGGTTATTTACTCTCCCCATCTATTCTTGAAAGGGCCGTTATGCGGCAGAGCGAACTCCCTCCTTATGAACGTCGTCAGAATGATACTTATCTCATGACCATCGACCGCTTGGCTCGACAGCTTGACTCTCTTCAGGTATTAGTTCCGCGACTTGAAGTGTTGCAAGAGCGCTTGGATTCGCACGTGGCCCAAGGTGAGCGTTTCCAGCAGGAGGTTCGAGGTTTGATTACGGAGGCTTTTCTTGACGGGGATCTTGATCTCCATAAGGAGGAGCACAGAACTATGCGGGCCAGAACCAAGCTCTGTCGTACCTTTTTCGAGAAACTGACAGATCGTGCGATGAGCGGAACCGCTTGGGCGCTGCTGGCGGTGCTGGTAGCCCTTATTGCTTACTGGTGGAATGGGCATATGCCAAAAGAGCTTTTGGAAAGCTCTTCATTCTTACCCCCAGCAGATTCAAGGAGTATAAAATGACAATTCCAATTACTGTAGTCGGAAGTACCAGCACTGCGGGGACAGGTTCTTTGTCCGTGATTTTTACTGGTGGAGCAGGTTCTCTGTCCACCAGTTTTAAGCTTTATTCGCGGATTCCTTACAGTTTGCAGAACGGGGCTGATTGGGAATGGGGACTTGGCACTTGCTTACCTGGTAACGTTTTAGCAAGAACGCAAGTTAATTCTAAGCGGGTTTCTGGGGTTCTAACGGAGGGGGGAACTTCTGCAATATCTTTGAGTGGAACTACTCAGGTGGTTTTGCAGGTGACGGAAACGAATTGGGATGGATTTGCGCAGGAAACAAACCTCGCTACAGAGCTTGCGACGATTGGAGTTTACAGCTCGCTTATCGCTGCGCCAATGGGCGGCCCTGGCGCTGGTATGGGAATCTGTACTCCTGACTATGTGCCCGCCGGGCTAATTGGCCTATCTGGCTATACGGACCGGATGAATGCCAACTTTGGCAATTACATCCATCCTGCTTCCGGCTCTATCATGTGCTTTATCCCAAGATTCTGGTACAAGTGGGGCACCGGATCAAACGGACTCGCCGTCAATCAGTGCTCTATTGTGCAGCACGAGCCAGGGTTGCAAGACTTTCTTGTCGCCAATGGCTACGCCGTTGATCGGATGTTCTGGAATGGTGGGTCTATCAAGTCTGGTGTTTTCGTTGATAAATATCTCTGCTCAAACAACGCAGGGGTAGCTGCTTCGATCAAAAACGGCAATCCGCTTTCAGCAAAAGCAACACACAATCCCGTGTCTGGACTAACGGGAGCTTTCCCGAACGCATTAAACAGCGTGATTGATGCGGCCAAAGCCCGTGGTTATGGATTTTTTTGCTCAAGCCGTTTTATCTTTGCAGGACTGGCAAGACTTTCTTACGCCCATAGCCAGCAAAGCAGCAATGCGACATATTGTGCATATTACGATGCAACATATAACTTTCCTAAGGGGTGCACCAATAACGCCCTTGGTGACACGAATGATGGGGCTGTTCTCTATACATCGGACGGGTTTTTAAGCTGCGGGAAAACTGGAAGTGGAACCCCGTTTGCAAAAACGACGCATAATGGCCAAGATTGTGGCGTCGCAGATTTGAGCGGTTTAATGTGGGAGGTGACTCCTGGACTTTCATCAAATGGAACAAACTTTTATGTTATAAAAACCAGCGCAGATATGGCAAGTCTGACAAGTGGAAACACTCTATCATCGGACTTGTGGGGGGCTTCTGGGCTGAGCTCTAACTACGATTCATTGGGTACAACATACGGGGCACTAACCGCCTCATCCTCATTAAAGCTTTACGGGAACGCAGCGCAAGTTTTTAGTGAGGCACAAACTGGCAATGCATGGAGCGCAGCAGGAGCTGGAATTCCTCTTGTTGGAGGTGTAGGAGGATTGAATGCGTTTGGCAATGATGGTCTGTATGACTACAGAATTAGTGACGCGTGTTCAATTTCAGGAGGAAAATGGAATAGCACAAGCGCCGCCGGTATTTGGTCGTTATATATGAATAATAACAATGTAAGTTCGGATGACTACATTGGATTCCGCGCTGCAATCTACCCAACAGCCTAACAGGAGACGATTGTGCCAAAGATTATTGAATACAAGAAACTAATAACTCCCGATAGTACCTATGAACTACGAGACGTTGAAGGAACAGAGCTATGCACTATCGGCGATACGACTTACTTCGTAATCCCTGGAACTGCCCTACCAACTGGACAAGCAGCAGAGATTCAAGGAAGCATCCAGTTGGCAGACCTTAGCGCGAACGGATTGCGCGCAAAAATCAAGGCCGAAAGCCCGCATTGTAATCTCGTCAAAGTGCGCAGAAAACAGCGTATTTTTGAAAAAGGCTATACGGAAGAGGACCAGATCGCATTTTTGCACATCGCTGCCGGACAGGGTCTCGGAGTTCCAATTACCGAGTCGCAAAGCGTTGCGCTAGCCACCTATGTCGCGGTGTGCAAAGAAGCAAACGACTGGGCTGAGGCGCAATATGTGGCCCTTGGACTGTAGTGCATCCATAAATGACTACAGTCACGCAAGCAGCCGAATACATAGCGCGCATGTTTGAGCAAGGATTTGGCGACTCTGAACTGAAGTTCTGACTGGCTGATTCATGTTTCTAACCATTACTAAATTTTTAGCATTAAAGGACACATGAGCACTTTCCGCTTAGTTGTCGGAGTTCCTAGCGGGAACTCCTGGGACGCCCGTTTCGGCGTCGATCTGGTGAATCTGATGACCGGATTCACTTCACAGAAAATTCAGCATTATTCCTCGCAGAGCGCTCAGTTGGTTAACGTCCGCTCCAGCATTCTTCCGAACAATCGGTTGAATCTGGTAAAGACCGCCAAGGGTACAGGGGCAACCCATTTGCTAATGCTGGATTCCGACCACACTTTCCCACGCGACCTACCGCATCGTTTAGCCGCTCATCATAAAATGGTCGTGGCGGCTAACTGTGTAACAAAAACCATCCCGGCGAGTCCGACTGCCCGGGCCAAGTCGGATGATCCGAAAGGATTTCCGATCTACAGTGACCCTGCTAGTACTGGCCTACAGGAAGTTTGGAGAATCGGCACTGGGGTCATGCTGATCAACATGAGCGTCTTTGAGAAGATCGGTTTGGGCGTCTGGGGCATGAAGTACTTACCTTTTGACGAGACCTATCAAGGGGAAGACTGGACCTTCTGCGCAGCTTGCGAAGAGGCTGGTATTCCCCTCTACGTCGATCATGATCTGTCGAAGCAGGTTGGACATGTCGGCCCTTACGAATATACCCACGACGTCGTGGGGCAACTGGTTTCCGCGGAGGTCGCATGACTCGGGATGAGATACTAAACTTGCTTCAGTACCGCCTCGGAGACCACTCCGAGATGCCGGCGCGAGGCCTGGCTGAAATGCCGCTTTTGCAATCTACTGTGCTGGAGGCGAACTCATGGCTACCGTGGTTTTTAGAAGTGGATTCGGTTGGATTGGAGACCGTGGCCCTAATAAGGGAAGTGGTTCTCCCGACGGGGTTTCTTCAGGAAATGGAAGAGGGCGGCTGTTTATCGCTGACGGTTGGGACCGAAGTACGCCTCTTGACCAAAAAGGACTACAAGGCGGCTCTGAGTCTCTACGGAACAGCGGAGAAGGGAGCCCCCTGGGTGTACAGTCTGGGACCGGAAAGCATCTCGCTGTTCCCGATACCTGATCAAGTATATGCTTTGGACTGGAAATACTACGGTGCCGCCCCGTCGATGGCAGCTTCTGCCGGGGAAACCCTTTGGACGAAGCATGCTGGTGATTTGGTCCTTGCATTACTGGGCGAGAAGCTGGCCGGCAAGCATTTGCAGAATCTTCAATTGGCGGGAAGTTTTAAAGAGGATGCGGCAGCAGCTTGGCAGCGTCTTTACCATGCACATCTGGTTCGCGCGTCCATTAATCAAGCCCGAGCCCTCGGAGGAAAT